AATATGGTATTTACAAGTGGTATGGATGCAAAAAAACTAGCAACAATGCTGATGGAGCATGATGGTCAATTAGGAGAAGATGACATATCTAACTATGATTCCTCATTTTGTATGGAGTTCATGGCTGCTGAACATTGGTTTGTATGTAAAATGGGAGCACCTAGAGCTACGAAAGATCTAATACAGGCTAATATAGATACTCATGGATATACATTCAAAGGAATAAAATATAGAACATCAGGAACAAGATGTAGTGGAGATCCTTTCACATCATTATTTAATTCATTTTGGAATCTGATTTTTCATATGTATATAATAATTAAAACAAATCCTACTATTTCTTTTTATGACTGTATGAGATTGGTGTTAATGTTGGCAGCAGGAGATGATAATGCTATGTCAATTGCTAGAAGTTTAATTATGCCAGATTTTAAAGCAGAAATGTTATTATTGGGTTTTGAAAGTGAATTCATATTAAGAGAGTGGGAGGATTTAGAATTCTGCTCAAATAGAATATATAAAACAGAAGATGGAAAATATATGTTTGGTCCTAAACCAGGAAAAGTAATGAGCAAAATAGGTTATTATGTGCAACCACCTGGTATAAACATTGTATCACAAAAAAGTATGGTAAGAGGAACAGCAATAGGATTAATTCCAGCATGTCATCATATACCAATATTAAGAGATTATATAGGACATTTGTTAAGATTGACTTCTGGACATCAAGCATATTACAATAGGGATGAACCATGGAAAATGAATTATAAAAAAGATAATGGAAATATATATAATGATTTTTTACTATCAAATACATATGGGTTGAGTAAATCAGGATATGAAATGTTTAATAGTTGTATGAATAAAATGGAGTTAGGAAATATAGCAGATTTTCCAATAATTAGCATGTTGTGTGATAGAGACACATCAGCTGATAAATCTAATTAAATATATTATAACAATGGCTGTCAGAAATGAATTGTAAGACCGACTATATTAGAAATAAAATGAACATAAATAAAATGTAATTTAAATAAATAAAAATAAATTTAACGAATAATAAATTTAAGCTGTTACCTGCAGCAGTTCATAATAGGTACACATACATATGTGTAATGTCCAATGGTTGTAATCAACTACTCCTTGTTTGTGGAATCAAACAAGGGTTAATTTCTATTCCATGCCAAAATTAAGTGTGATTAGGCATTATGATCCGACACAAAATTTGAATATATAAAACAGTAAGACCAGAGTTAATAGAACATTAAGGCATGTCGGCAATGACATCAATATTCAAAACTGTCAATACTTTACATCATGAGCGCAATACAAAAATCAAAAAACCTCAGAAAAGAGAAAAAAATCGT